CATTTGCAACAACAGCAGGTTATCTTTACTTAGCTCCCGCTTTAGTGCTTTTCATATCCACCTCTACCTCTTCAGGGTTGGTGATAATCGCAAGCATCAGTTGCTGGAGATCAGCATCAGCTACTTCATTCTTCAATTCAGCCGCATCACCTGCCGCAAATAACCGCTGGCCGGTTTCATCGCTGGCTTTCATGATCAGCAGATTCAATGCAAACCCATTGGCATCATCACCGCCGGGCATCTTCTGCGCACGTTCGCGTTCGGCCATCGTAAGCGGCGCTGCCCACATCTCAAAGATGGTGCCATCACCCAAGGTAACGGCACGCTTTACAGGTGTGAGGTTAGCTGCTTTCTTAAGGCGTGCTAAGGCTGTCATACGGTCGTACTGAAGTCAAACGTAGGAGCGCCAGATGGGCGGAAGGTAATTTCTACCTGCTGGGCATCATCTGGGTTGATGTTAAGGCTAGCACTAAGGAGTACCGCATCCATTGCGATGCTACGGCTGAGTGCTTCAGTGCCTTGCTTGTCGGTGTACAGCTTGAAGCCGCAACCTACCTGCTGGCGCTGCAGCACGTCTTCCACCATTCGGTTCGACAGTGCAGCATCTTCATTGGTGACGTAAACCGTAGCAGTGCCGGTACCATCAGCAAAGCCAGGGATGTAAGCGCGGAATGGCGCATACTGCCCAGCGGTTTGGCCGATGGTGGTTACGTCGATCTCAGCACGGCTGATCTCAAATGACCATGACTGCACCTGACCAACAGCGGCGTAGGCGGCGTACTCAACCTGGAACTCATTAGGCGCTACAGCAGTGCCATCGTCCGTAATGGTCAGGAGGCTGCCGCCGAGGGTTGCCGATACAGTCAGCGCACCGGTTGCAGCGGTGTAGGTCAGCACGTAATAGGTGGTAGCAGCAGTGATGCCAGCGGGCAAGGTGCCGGTGCCGGTGCCGCCGGTTTGGCTATTAACAACCGAGAACACAACCGGATCACCAACCTTCAAGTTCAAGTATGGCTGAATGGTGATCACATCAGTAGCGACAGCAACACCAGCTTCAGGGAAGGTGCCGGTGGTGCCAGCAGGTTTGTAATAAAGGGCGCCGGACGTACCGGACAAGACAGTGATGGCCATTGTTGTGAACGGTAGTGGCTGCAGTTAGTCTACATACGCTTCAAACGTTGCCGTAAGTTGCGTCTGGTAGTACGGCTCCGGCGCGGATGGTGTCACCTGCGCTGGGCCAGATGCCGGGTCAAAGATGATGCTGGAGAATTTGGCGCGATCAAATAGATCCTTGACGCGTTCGGCAATCGTGAAATTAGCCGATGCACCAGCGCCGATGGGTGTAAATACATTCACCACCAACACGCCATTTTGCCGGTTGAACGACTTCAACGTGGCATAGGCATTGTCGCCTAACCGTAGGAACACCTGCAGCCATGGGCTGTTGTTTGGTGGTGTAAATGGGATGTTCTGATAGCTGACTGGATATACAGGCGCCTTAGCCAGCTCCGCTGCAATGCGGCCCTCGATGGCGGCACGGACGTCGTTGTAGGTGCTGGTCATGACTCCCTGCCGATGCGTGCGGCGGCTGCTATCACCCTACCTTGCACGTCCTTAGCGATGCCTTGCACCCAGCCAGGGCCTGCGGTTTGGATACTGCTGCCGCCGCCAGGACTGGCCCAGTTGGTTACGGTGCGACGAGGGTTGTAACGGGTTTCGCTCTTGCTGCCTGAACCAGCAGCACCGCTGGCCAACTTTTCCGCATATGGCAGATTATTGTGGACGCTGTAAATGTTGCCTACGCGTTCTCGCTGGTAATTGATGCGTTCAATAGCTGGAATCGTTGAATAGCTACCTTCGGGCTTTTGCCCGCCTGGTGCGGCATTCTCACCTACTTGCCAACTAGCACGGAACCTGCCTAGATCAACTGGGCTAGCAGCTTTGAGCAATGTGTCAGTCTCCAACACCGCAGCACGCAGCAGCTTTTCCATTTGCTGCTCGACGTATGTGCCGACCTGATCTAGCCGGATCTCGCGTGCCATTATGCCCTCAGGATCAGCTCATGGGTGATTGGCGTGTTGTCCTGCTCGATGGTGGTGACGCGGATGATTTGATGCGTCACAGTGCCAACCAATACGCGATCTGCAGTGGATGGTGGTGTTGCTAGATCTGCTGCAGCAATGGTCAGCCGCTTATCGCCTGATTGGATCAGGTCATTTACCTCCCGC